CTCGACGCGGCATTAACGAGGATGTTGTCCGTGACATCTCAGAGAAGAAGTCTGAGCCACAGTGGATGCTCGACCTTCGCTTAAAAGGTCTTGCACTCTTTGAGAAGAAGCCTATGCCTAATTGGGGTTCAGATCTTTCAGGAATTTTATTCGACACAATTAAATACTTTGTGCGCTCTACCGAGAAGCAGGCAGCGACATGGGATGACCTACCTGAAGAGATTAAGAACACTTATGACCGTCTTGGCATACCAGAGGCAGAGAAGCAACGCTTGGTATCTGGAGTTGCAGCACAGTATGAGTCAGAAGTTGTTTATCATTCTATTCGTGAAGATCTTGAAAAGCAAGGGGTTATCTTTCTTGATACTGATAGTGCATTAAAACAATACCCAGAATTATTTAAAGAGTATTTTGCAACAGTTATTCCAGTTGGAGATAACAAGTTTGCAGCCCTTAATACTGCAGCATGGTCTGGCGGATCATTTGTCTATATTCCTAAAGGTGTACATGTAGAAATTCCATTGCAGGCTTACTTCCGTATCAATACTGAAAACATGGGTCAGTTCGAGCGTACTCTGATCATCGCTGATGAAGGTTCTTATGTTCATTATGTTGAAGGTTGTACTGCCCCTATTTATTCTTCTGATTCATTACACTCTGCCGTTGTAGAAATTATTGTTAAGAAAGATGCAAGAGTAAGGTATACAACTATTCAGAATTGGTCTAACAATGTGTATAACTTGGTTACTAAGAGGGCTACATGTGCTGAGGGTGCAACTATGGAATGGGTCGATGGCAACATCGGTTCGAAGGTCACTATGAAGTATCCTTCTATATTTTTAATGGGTCCTTATTCAAAGGGAGAGACACTATCATTAGCCTTTGCAGGTGAAGGCCAGCATCAAGATGCAGGATCTAAAATGGTTCATGCTGCTCCTTACACATCATCCTCTGTAATCTCTAAATCAGTTGCACGAAATGGTGGACGTACTTCTTATCGTGGACTTGTTCAAGTTCAAGAGGGAGCACATCACTCCAAGAGCACCGTGAAGTGCGATGCTCTTTTGGTTGACACTATCTCTCGCTCTGATACATATCCTTATGTTGATATCAGAGAAGATGACACCTCCATAGGCCACGAAGCAACCGTCTCAAAGATTAACGATGATCAATTATTTTATTTGATGTCTCGTGGATTAACTGAAGATGAAGCCATGGCAATGATTGTTCGTGGATTTATTGAGCCAATTGCTCGTGAATTACCAATGGAGTACGCACTTGAACTTAACCGTTTGATTGAATTGCAAATGGAAGGTGCTGTGGGATGAGCGATCCATTATGCATCAAATATGGATGTGACTATCAATTAGACCTTGATGGTCAGGTCACATGCTTTAATTGTGGTGCCATGGATGATGACATGACAAACCCTAATGTGATAGAATAGTATGATGCTAACAATAACTTTAATATTACTTACTTGGTATGCCACCAAATATTACTACACGAGAAGCCTTAAACTCTCAATACCTACCTCAGATCCAAACCTTGTACAGATTCAATGCCATAAGTGTGCTCAAACCGTAGTAACCCATAGAGACAATCTCCGTGCCCCATTCTACTGCTTGGTTTGTAAGTAATTTATGGACAAGTTTGAATCCTCTTGGAGCCTATATGCTAAGAAGATTGATTCTTACAGGGTAGCCTGTAGCCAATGTAATCAACTATATGTAAAGGCTAATGATGAGCCTTTTATATGTCTTACCTGTGGTGCTAAATAAGATTACGATGAAGTCTTTTCGTTCCCCGCAAAGTCAAGTTCAAAGTTTTTATCTTTAGTAAACCACATAGGAATGCTGTGCCTATCTTCATTAATAGTTTTTACCTCATGAGATAGTTCTTTTATTCCAGAAGGCCACACCACTAAGTCACCAACCTCTGGACTAACAGACATTCCTATTTCTGGAAAATCAAGTCTTCCACTATCTGACAAAGTATTTAAATAAAGGACTGCGCTGTAACAAAAGTGAGTATTTAGTCCTCCATCGTGGTCATGATGTAGTTTAACTCCTCCACCTGCTGTCTGTTTAGCAAGCCAAAAACCAGACAAAAGTATATCCTCTTTGTCATCAAACTGATCTGAAAGTATAAGTTTTGTTTTGTTTACAATATCTTTAGATAATTCAGTAATCTCTTCTAAACCATTAATTAAAGGTTTAGCCCCATCATTAAAATATCCATCTTCAACACCAAAAATTAACTGATATCTATTGTAGAATTTGCTCTTATGGAATGATCCAAGGTTTTTATTGGTATATTCAATAATACGAGTTGCATCATCTGGGCTTACTAAGTTTTTTACAATTCTTATATTTTCCATACTAAAAGTATATCATAAACAAACAAAACTTTACGGTATACAAAAATTACAATAAATCCTTTATAGACTTATTAACCATACGGATCAAACCCTTACGAGTTATCTTGGATGCATCAAAAGTCTCTGTATAGCCTCCCTGTGGCATATCAGACTTATCCAGGAAGTGTCCATGCTTTTGTCTTAGTGTATTTAGTACTGTGGTTTCTATGGCTCTTGCTCGATCCCGTTCGGAAAATGCCCAATACTTAATTAAGATCCAGCCCTTTTGCCTGTGACTTGCAAACCTTCTACCTGATACATCAGATATGCCTATCTTAATAGCCTTGTGTGTTGGGCTATAGAGTATATATAGTAGCGTCATTACTCTATTATACTTGACTAAACCCTCAACTTAAGGTATACTGGATATATGGAACTATTTATGCACGACTATGCCTCTTGGGTGCTCGCTGTCATAGGAGTGTCAGGTATATTTTTTGTTGGTCGTAAAAATTTTCTTGGCTGGTATATACTTTTATTTAATGAGATGCTTTGGATGGTCTATGCTGTTGCTACAAAACAGTACGGATTTATATTCTCTGCTCTTGCATACGCAGTAGTCTATATTCAGTCTCATAGACACTGGAAATCTTTAGATAAAGAACAAATGCATATGAAAGACTTTCTTAGGAGAGTTTATGAAACCTGAGCAATGCATAAAGTGTGAGATGGAAATCAAAGATCCTCTATTTTGGGACACACATCAGACCATGACAGATGATTGGATTTGGTGTGCTTATGCCAAAATAACAAGGGTGGAGAAATAATATGCACGAAGTAGAAACATGGTGGATGATTTTTTCAGATCCAAATCACATCATAGCAGAACTATTGTGGACTATAATACAAGATGGGCTTTTTATATTTTTAGGATATAAGTTGCTTTGGAAAAAGTACATCTATCCTAAAATGCATGCTAAATTTGATAGAGATCATGGATTAGAACACAAAGAATAAAAATGAAAGAACCTAAGATAATTCAAATGGATTGGCGTAGCCTCGGCTATTGGCCTGTATGGAAAAATGGAAAGAAAGTGTGGGTACCTAAAGATGATGAATCGTTCAACAAAGATACAGAAAACTAGAATATGGCCATTACGATGGATAGGTAATTTTTGTGGTTCCTATGCTGGTAATCATTTAGTTAAATGTTTTGATTATGATGAAGATGGTAAGTATGGATTTGCTTATAAATACCACGCAAAAATGTGGAAGTATCTTAATAAGCCTTATACCTGGTGGGGAACATACTATGAACTTGACATCAAAGGAATGATGGATGATTTAAAGTTAGATGGTGCTGGCTGGGATGACTACGATGAGTTTGGAAAAGCCTACTGGGACAAGGATGAGTAGGCTTGTTGTTTGTGTTGTTTGCAAAAAGCAATGGGATTTACGCTGGGGCATAATGGCTAACGAGTCTTTGGCTAGGCATATGAAGAGTGATCATTAAAAAGGGTATATAATATCACTATGAAATCTATTTATGACATCCCGCTTAACTCGGCTGAAGAAGCCCCTAACTTTTTGGATCAGTTCAAAGGTAAGGTAACCCTAATAGTAAACACAACTGTTGGTTGTGGAAACGCAAACCAGATGGAAATTTTACAAAGACTACAAGAGACATACGGGGGAGATGACTTTCAAGTTGTCGCTATCCCTACCAATGACTACTGTGGCCCAGGGATTACTCATGGTAAGTGGTCTGAGGGTATTACTTGTGGTTTAGATTCAAAAGAGTACGGTAAAGATGTTTATGGAACTACGTTCCAATTTTCAGAGATGGTTGCATCAAATCCAAACAGCAGTGTTAATGAACTTAGTGAGCACAAGGGTGATTCTAGTGTAAATGGTTTAGGCCAATTAAAAAAAGAACCACACCCTATGTATCAAGAAATTAGACAACAGATGAATGTTTTAGGTAAAAAACATACAGAATTAAAAACTGAAAACGACTACTATTCATATTGGCTAAACAGGCATCAATCATCTGGTCAAGAAATGGGTGGAAATTTTGAAAAGTATATTGTTGACAAGGATGGATATGTGGCAAAATGGTTTGGCTGCACAGTTCTTAACTACGACTCAGAAAAAGGTGTTAAAGAAGCAGCAGCAGCAGAAGGAAGACATATTGATGTTGGTCCTGGAAGATCTATGAAAATATTTAAAGAAGAGTACGCCGTAGTTTGCAAAGAAATTGAAGAATTAATAGAAAATAAAAAATCTATTATAAATCCAATAAATGTTTTAGTTGCAGCCTAAGACTCTGTGATATAATAAATATATGGAAAATAATAAATGTTTCTTTTGTGAAAAAGACGCGACTCACTACGATGTAGTGATTAACTCTAATGAATATATTGTTGCAGATGTTTGCTTAACTCATATGTCTGTTAGTCTTACTGCATAAGAAAGAATGGTAGAATTTATATATGATATACCCTATAGAATATTATAAAGAACAAGATGTCTCTAAACTATCTGAGTTTTGGGAGTCAAAAAAAGAGTACATAGAAAAAGATTTATGGGTCATTAGAAACTTTCTATCAGAAGAAGAACTGACATGGCTAAATAAAGAAGCAAATGATCCTGTTGGATGGTATGACACAATGAGATCTCCCTATGGTGGTAACACTAAGAACAAGTTCTTGGGATATATACCAGAATACAACGAAGGTGGGGGGATGCTAGTTCCTACTGAAACATCAAAGTGGCGTGATAGAGGTCCCGTTGGATTTATAGAAACAAGAATAGCGTCAGTAGTTCCAAAATATTTTGGTGGGGCAGGAGCATTACAGTCATTCTTTGAAGTTCCTGATGATCAAATTATTAAAGAACTTGGAAGCGAAGATTTTCCTGCCATGGGGTTTCATTATGAAAGAGACGATAGCGACTCAGAAGAACAGCAAACTGTAATTGTAGAAAACTCAAAGACGCAAGGTAAAAGAATTAGCAGTCAGGGTAAAATATCAGCATCCTTTAATGTTTACATTAATGATAACTTTGATGGTGGTGTGCTAGAGTTTAAGCATAAAGATTATGTTCTTAAGCCAGAAGTTGGCATGCTTGTTAATATTCCACTATACAAAGAGTTTGAGCATAGAGTTACAAAAGTAACAAATGGAAACAGACACACTATCTATGGAAGATGCTGGGATAGTTTAGAGGGCAAGTATATGTCAACTAACGAAGATTGTTAAATTTTAAATCATAAAATATATATTAATTAAATAAAATATTTAGACAAATCAATTCCTATAGATTTATAATATTTGCTTATTGATATTTTGTCTGGGGCTCCCCAATATCCAAGATAATCCCCGCTAAATAATTTTTTTTGAAATTCTCTTGAGGCTTTTTCATTATACAATACAACAGATGATCTTAAAGAAGTTCTCCAATCATCTTTAGCAGTAAGTTCTCCTCTTCTATTAAACTTATCTTTACTCCAAACAAGACAATTTTTAATTGTAAACATTCTATACCCCCTTGTTCCAGCCCTAAAAGATAAGTTAATTTGATCTCCATCCCAAGGATTATGAGGGTCATGCATCACATCATGGATAAAAGAGAAATTTGTAAACATAAAAGATGCATGAATAAGACCGTGCTCAACAAAATTTTCTTCTTTTGACCAGTTACAATGCTTCCCAACTATTTCTGGATATTGATCAATGGTTCCGTCATTGTCTTTGCTTCCATTTTCAGAAACTCTGAACCCTAAAGAAGAAAAGACTTCTGTTGTTTTAAAGTTGTAAGGGTCTACGACCAGACCATCTTCTTCATTCAAACAAACTTCTTTATTTGGTCCGTCAATCCACCTTCTTGGGGATGTTGATATTATTGGCTTTTCACATACCTTTAAGATATCTTTATAATAATTTTTTAATTCTGTGTCCCAATTTTTTTCAAATATATTTTGTGCATCTACCTGTAAAAGATAGGTGTGTTCCTGATTAGCCATTAATGATGCTGTCATTCTTCCAAACCCAGTACCAAGAGAGCCCTTAAATTTAACCTCTAAACAGTTTACATTTGGTTGATCAAATACAGGATCAGAGACAAAATCTCTTTGATCTATGACCATATTGGTTATGCCAAAATACAAAAGTTCTGGATTGTCCGCATTAGATATTGCGCTTTTAATGGTTTGTACTAAGAACTCTTCTTTACAGGACGCTATTGATATAAATATTGTTTCCATATTATAAACTATCTTTAAACTCATTAACTTTGTATACACTCATTATTTCATTATATCATCAATGTGACTTGACACAAAGTCTTTGAAGGGTGTATACTTAATGTATGAGCATAGACGAAATGACATTAAGAGAAGAAATAGCAAGGGCTATTGAAGCCATACCGACAGAATCCTCCATTACCAATGCACTTGGAATGCGTACTCTTGCTGCCAAAATAGCAAGAGGAGAAGACAACTACATGACTGAGTTTTTTAATAGACAGGAGGAGTATAAATGATTAGTGCACTATTCTTAATTCCAGCAGTTATTATTGGCTACATTGCATGCTATATTATTATGACATACAAGGTTGATCAAGATTAAGCCGACAGCCCACATATATGATGTAGATGGAACCCTTGCTAATGTAGATCCCTATCTGCACCATGTTCGTGGCTCTAATAGGGACTACAACGCTTTTCATGAGGCTTCTATTGATGCCCTGCCAAATTTTGAAGTAGTAGAAATGTTAAATCAATCCTTCTTTGATCAAAGGCATATAATTATTGTTACCTCAAGAAAAGAAACTTGGCGTGGACTAACCTCTTCTTGGCTTGCCAAAAATGACATTGGCCACCACGCATTATATATGCGTAGCGATGACGATAATAGACCAGACTATGAAGTTAAAAAAGATATCTTACTTAAGATTAAGAATCATTGGAATGTTATTCATGCAGTAGATGATAACCCAAATGTTATTAGGCTATGGGAAGAGCAGGGAATCCCTACTACCAAGATTGGTACTTGGGACGGCAACAAGTCTTGACTCAACCACTGGATTATGGTATGATTGGTTTATGAGCAAACGAGTTAAGAAAATTTATAAGTGCGTTGAGTGTGAGACTATGATTACTATTGTAACAAAAGTTCACGAACTACCAGAATCAATCATTTGTCCTTGTGACAAAGTAGCAGAAAGCCAGTGATCTAATTGAAAAAATCTAACAATAAAGTGTCTCAGCACAAAATTAAAAGAGCCACTAAGAATAAGAAAAGAATACAAGCCAAACCATACCTATCAAAGTTTGAGCAGCAACAAAAAAGGATCAGAGAAGAAATTATTCTTGGATCATTACGCTCAGTGTCCAACTAGAACTGGAGATAATAGTGGTAGATCAAGACGAGTTAAATAATATATCAAAAGAACTAAAAGGTTATATTATTAAACAACATATGAAAACATATTATTACTCTGCTGTTGCAGTAGGATCTTTTATTATTGGAATGCTTATTGGTATATTAGTAAGTTAAAATCATTGAACCAGTAGTCAAATTGGAGGAAATATGAATAATATAAATGTACCAGATGAGTGGCCAAAACATAAGAAGATTAAGTTTCTTCTTATCTCTGCTGCTTTATTGGCATTATTTCTTTTGTTTAATATATAAATCGGCTATGCACCAGTAGCCAAGTTGGTTAAGGCACCGAACTCATAATTCGGCTATCGTAGGTTCAAGTCCTACCTGGTGTACAAGGCGAGTGTTGCATAATGGTAGTGCATCATCCTTCCAAGTTGATTGTGCCAGTTCGATTCTGGTCACTCGCTCCAGACCTCCATAGTTCAGTGGATAGAACGTTGGACTTCTAAGCCAAGCGTCGCAGGTTCGATTCCTGCTGGGGGTACAGAAACAAAACTGTGGTATTATTAGTATATGGAAAAAATATACTTAGATGAAGACAAAAAGATATGGATCATTGAAGACTTTCTTACTAAAGAAGAGTTGGCCTGGTTTAAAGAACAAACTGATGACTCAAATGGATGGTATCCAACAATGAGATCTCCATATAAAAATATTTTAAATAAATTTTTAGAAATCATTCCTGAATACGATGAAAAAGGAAACATTGTTTTTCCTCACAAAGATTCAAAATCAATTGATCTTCCAGTATTCTATAATCCCAATGGCGTCTGGGATAGGCTTGATTCTGTTCTGCCACCAACTTATAAAAGACATTCAACACTACAATCCTTTAAATATATGACCGATGAAGAAATTGCAGCAAATGCAAACCTAGACACTTTAAATGAATATAGAGTAAAAATAGAAGATATTGATTTTGCAATGTATTGGCACCAAGATCCTGGACCAGAAGACAATATTGTTGCCTCATTTAGTCTTTACCTTAACGATGACTTTGAAGGTGGTGAGTTGGAGTTTGGGAATGTTCCAATTAAGATAAAGCCAAAGGCTGGCATGCTGGCTGTAATTCCTGGAGGAGACAAGTACAAGCATAAAGTCAATAAGGTTCTTGGCCCTAACTCAAGACACACATTGTATGGAAATTCCTTTATAAACGCAGACCTTGCGCCAGTAAGCACAGGGGACGACTGTTAAAAAAGGTGTTATAATAAGTACATGAAATCTATATATGACATCGAAATGGAATCAGCCGAAGGCCTTCCAAACTTCCTTCAACAGTTTAAAGGAAAAACAGTTATGCTTATTAACACAACAGTTGGTTGTGGTAACGCTGGTCAAATGGAGTCCATCCAATGGATTCAAGAAGACCTAGCAGGAGAAGACTTCTCTGTTGTAGCAATCCCTACTAATGACTTTTGTGGTCCAAGTATCACAAAGGGTAAATGGTCTAAGGGTATTGAAAAAGGTCTAGACTCTAAGATGTATGGTGAAGATGTATATGGTGTTACATTCCCATTTTCCGAAATGATTGTTTCTAATCCCGCAGAAATTCCATTGGAAGCCCCATGGCTTGGACAAGGTCCAGGACTTAATGGAAACGGTCAACCATTTGGAGAAAGACACGAACTTTATTTAGAGATCTCTGAGCAGATTGCAGCATTGGCTGCAGACAAAAGAGAAAAGGGCTTAGTTGAAAAAACAGACTATGAGTCACGCTACTTAAACGAGCATGATGGTGGTTCTATGATGAACTGTAACTTTGAAAAGTATCTCATTGATAAGGATGGCTATGTAGTTAAGCACTATCCCTGCACAACATTGAACTGGGATGTAGAGCGTACTCTTAAGGCAGACCTTATAGCAAAAGGACAAGATCCAAAAATGGGTCCTGACAGATCTGAAGATATCTTTAATGAAGAAAATGCCATTATTCGTGACCATATTGAAAGACTTATGGCTGGCGAAAGATCACGCATTAATCCTAATCTAGTTCTATCTAACTAACAGAAAGCAGAGCACTCATATGAGTATATATGATTTGTCATTTGTTGATAACAATGGTAATGAAATAAAACTGGAAAGTTTTAAAGAAAAAAATATATTAATTGTAAACACTGCAACCTTTTGTGGTTCAACTCCTCAGTATGCTGATCTACAGAAAGCCCAGAATGACTCGTTAGTTGTAATTGGGTTTCCATGTAATCAGTTTGGCAATCAAGAGCCAGGGACAAACGAAGAAATAAAAGATTTTTGTACCAACATTTATAACGTAACTTTCCCAATGTCTGAAAAGATTGAGGTAAATGGTCCAAATGCTCACCCAATATATAAGCACTGCAAAGATCAGGCCAAAGGCGGTAAAGATATCGACTGGAACTTTGAAAAATTTTTAGTTTTAACTGATGGATCAATCACTTACTATCCTACTTCTTATCAAGTTTCAAATCTTGCCGTGGTATAATTATAGTGTGACAATATAGTTGTTATATTTGTGTCGGGAAACATTCATATAGCGTGTTGCAACACTATATTGTCCTTAAATTTATAAAGAAAAGGTATAATTGTTTAATGAGTTTTAATGCAGATGGTTCAAGGAAACCCCACTCTTTTGATCAAACAGAAGAAGATGTTATATTGACAGTTCGCACCCTTGCTCCAACTAAATGGCTACTCATTGACAGAGAAACTGGACAAATGTATCAAGGAAGTCCTAATGGTCATTGGGATAGGTTTGAACCAAAGATTAAATAGTTTTAGTTACTGGCTTATGCTTTACTTCGTATGGTGCAATCTTAGACTTAATGCGACCATCTTTATATAATCTAACAATCCAACCATCTTTAATCTGAACAGGGTTAAATGCTGCTGCTTTTTTCTTTGGCATTAGAGTGTATGTCTTTCTCTTTGAACCTTTGTATGATCCTTGCCAAAATCAGCAAACAAACCTTTATCTCTTTCACGATTAGCAATTCCTCGTGACCATGAATATCCTGCGTCTCCACCCCATGCAAGCCACATGATGTATCCATTAGATGGGTTTGCTGAGTTGCCCCAGTCCTTACCCTTCTTGTCTACTTCATGGCGTGAGAAGTATGAGTACATTCTCTTAACAGTACTAAGAGAGATTGATTCTCCTCTTGCTAACTGCCCTGCACGAGTCCAACCTACAGATGTTCCAGCACCATTTGCCTTTCCATCTTCTTTAAATTTAATTGCTCTACGAGCAGCAGATCTTGCTCCTGCTGGTGGTGAGTATCCTTCAGCCTTTGATACTGAGTCTGTATCATACTCAACTGTGTCATCATCTTCAAATAGATCATCTGCTTTTGCAGCAGGTACACAGTTAGGAACTGGCTTACCCTTTGCTCCTGGCTTCATTCCTCTTTGTACATATCCATCCCAACAAGGCGCTTGCTTGCTTACATTACCACAGCAATCTGATTTCATTTCTCCAGCCTGACACATTGGGCACTCTGCACAAGTTACATTTAGTTCCTTACACATTGGACAGCCACAGCCTTCGTATTCTTTTTTAATTTTTTCTTTTTCTTCTTCTTCATGATACGACTTGCCTATTTGTGAGTCGTACATTGCCATAGCAACTTCTGAATCCATTGAGTGATTATTCATATCTGATTTCTCCGCATCGTGGTGCATCATGCCAATACTGTATGCTGTTGGCTTCCATGTACCGTCTTCTTCTTTGTAAATTCTAACAGACATTGCTGGATTTTCTGGTGGCATTGAGACTAAGGCATATTCTGATCCAGGCGTACCAAGTATCCCACCCTCAGTCATGATGTGCTCTATAACGCCGTGTACAACCCCTTCAGAGGTTGATCCCATGACAAAGTCGCCTTCTTTTAACATATAATAATTATACCATGCCGTTTAGTCTGTTATAAGTCCTGATCCTATGGCAGTTGGCACAAACCACCTCACACTTTTCAATCTCTTTCTTGATAGCCCTCCATGAAAAACCATCATGGATCATTCTGGACACATTATATTTCTTGTCTTTTAAGTGATCAAAGTCTAATATTATATGGTTACTAACACCACAATCTACACAGCCAGAATCCTCTTTTATCTTAGCAAGCATCTTCTTATATTGCTGCTTGTTATAATGGTCTAACTCTTTGTCAGTCATTGTTATCATTATACCGTGAAAATATTAGGGCCCCACACAGGCAATTCACCTGACTTGCGCCACGGTCTCTATCCAATGGGTAACTATGCCATCGCTAAGGTCCTGTGTGGGACAATTAAATTGTAGCATGATAAATGAGCAGTTTATAGACGACTGCTCAGGTCTATTAGCCACGAAGATTCGACTCCTGCTAACTCTCCCATCAAAGGAGCATCCGTTGTAAAACTTTTTAAAGTCTTATATCGGAATAGTATATATTATACTACTTTATTTTACTTGGTTAGGCTTTCCTCCGCCAGATGACTTCCTTGCAGGAGCCTTCTTAACGGTTTTCTTTACTACTTTTGCAGTCTTGACTGCAACATCAACCTCTTCGACTGAAGGCATTCTTCCAAATGCTGCGTCTGAAGGGTTTGCTGCTCTCAATGCTACGGGGATTAGTGCTCCGAGTAGTGAGTAAGCAAGCGTCTTTGGATCCGTTACGCCTGAAGCGTAAAGTGCAGTTGCAGCACCAAGGATTGATCGTCCGTATGATGCGAGCATTGCTTTTAGTTGTGTTGTATTCATTTTATTCCTCCTAGGATATGAATTTTGTTAGTACTGTAAAGCCAATCCATAGACCAATAATTCCTGCGACTCCCGCAAAAACTGGTGGTGCTGGTACTGGCAATTTGAATGCAGCAAATACTACGCCACATCCAAAACCTGTTAATACTGAAAGCATGATTTCTTTCATGTATCTATTTTACCATAGTCTTCTGGAAGTATGGTTTTAATAATTTTATACCCATCGACTAAAGATATTCTTTGTGTTTCAGCCAAGACTGGGGGAGCATACGCTTCTAAATAATCAATAACTGGACCAACATCATTGATAAAACTATTAACCTTGTCTTGTGTTACTTCAATATATTTAAAAGCATATTCACGGGAGTCTGAAATAAATTTTAAAAAGTCTTCATTGAACTGCTCTTTTTCTGTCTTGGTATGTTTTTGATTTTCCTCTTGCATCATTAATAATTCTATTGTTTGAGCAAGTATCTGAATATTTTTTTTCTTTTGTATATAAAAAAGAAAGAAAAATGTTATTGATAATACTGATAGGACAACTAAGAATGTGGTCTGAATCATAATTCTTTTCCCCCTTCTCGAACAAGAAGAACTATTGCTCCGTTATCTTCTAGTGCTTTTTTAACACGGATCATGTACTCGATAGCCTGCCTTTTCATTTCCACTGTCTCTAAAGACATGAAGTCTTTTTCTTTTGCTTTAACAGTTATAAAATTATCGTTATCTATAATCTGTAAAGAAAAATTATTAGGAGCATGAAGAGATCTAAAGGCTCTTTTCATTGAGTCTGTATACATACTACTCCATTGTTAATGATTGCCATGTCATTCCCCAGTCATCTTTGCTCTTGTGGCTAGCAAACTCTTTTGATATCTCGCCATTTTCTAAGTATACACCACCCCAAACTCCCCACTCTTTACCTGAAATTCCAACAGAAAAACATTCTTTTCTTACTGGACAGGAAGAACAAAGCGCATCAATGGCTGGCCTTAGTAACTCATCATCTTCGTACTTTTCAAAGAATAAATTTGTATCATAATCTAAGCAGACAGCATCATCTTTCCATTTAAACTTATTCATTTACATCACATACTTGTCGGGAATTTCCCATCCTTGATTAGAAGGAATAAATTCTTTTTTAATTTGCCACTTATTGTTTTTATATACTCCAAATTTTGAGTAGTAGGCTTTCTCTGAAGGAAATGTCTCAACTACTGTCCATCCATTCCAGGATAGTTGTTTGTTTTTATTCACTATTGATTCCATAGTGTCTAAAGAATTAATTATTTTCATTGTGCTTCCATTCTGTTTGTGTGCCAAAGCACATTTAAAGCATACTTAATTCTAACATGTTTGACTGTATTTGTCAATACTAGTTAGAAGTTGTATACGTTTGTATTTACATTATTTAGTTTTGATATATGAACAATTTTTGATACTGGCTCTTTTGGGTTAGACAAAAAAGCAAAGTGATCAACTTCTAGTATATTTTCTTGCATCCATTCAGGAGTAACTTTAATAAACTTAATAGACTTTCCTCTTAACTTCATTCCCTTTTCAGATAAATTTGAAAACTCCATTGCCATCATGGTAATGTTGTTTGGTCCTGCAGAATATATATGAAATGCTTTATCTTCTTCTTTTAATTCAGAAAGGGCAACAGCCATTGATCTAAGGAATACATTATAGTTGTTAAAACTAACTGTTCCCTGAACCCCTACTATCATCGTTAATCCCTTCTCGTAATCTGTCCATTATGAACAGCATCTTATCTAATTGTACCCTATCCATATGGATTGTGTCAACTTGCTCTGCAGATTCTTTGTCAATAAGTTGGTTTATAAGCGGTGCTCTATAAAATATATTGTCCTTAATCCAATAGGCACTGTTGTCAACAATGATAACTTTTATGTTGGTTTTATCATGCTGAATTTGTGATTGTGGCTTAACCTTTAGCCTTCTTGAACTATTTTTTTGAGTGCTGTATCTGTGCTGTAGCATTGACTGGCTAACAATAATAGGCTTATTACTTTTGTTTTTATTTATTAGCACATATATATAAAAAAGCAGCACGACAGTTATTGTTGTCCCGATAGCACCATATAAGTTATTCATTAATACTCCCAGATACCAAGTATATCAGTTTTTATTAAAAAGAGCCTTGACTATCTCTTCCATAACCACTCTTTCATCTTTGGGTAAAGATTTTATAGCCAAGGCATCAAAAGATCTTGGTCCTAATTTTACCAAAGGATCTCTATCTGTTACATCCATATCAAGAAAACCTTTCTCCCAAAGTTTTAAAGTTACTTCTGAAAAGTATATAGACAGTTCATTACTAAGTTTAGAGTCTATCTCTTTAAGTCTTTGTGTAGGTTTGTATAGTGTCTCTCCAGTCTCAGAATCTTTGCCTGCAAACTCTAAGCCACCGTTAAGTATTAGGTTATCTACAATATCAAATTCGTCCATGGCTCACTTGCCAGACTTTTTTCTTGCTTTAGCAAGTACTCCAAAGTCTTTAACCTTGGTATCTCCGAGATATCCCCATGCATAACCATCATTTATCATCATGTCATTTAAAGATACTGTGTTGCCATCTACATATACCCAGCCTAAAATGCGACCATACTTTTCAGATGAGTCCATCTTCTCAGTCTTAATTACAACAGACTTAGCATCCTTTAGAGACTTCTTTAGGTACTCTTTGGCTTCAAGGCCAAGAGTCTTCTCAGCAAGATCCTTTGTACGAGACTCTGGTGTATCAATACCAGCCAATCTCACACGGGATCCAAATATAATATCAAACCCTAAATCAATAAGAACGTCAATGGTATCTCCATCTACTACATTCTCTACTTTTCTTACATAGTATTCATACATTATTTATACCGCCAATTTTTCTCTCTCATCAACAATACTAATCATAAATGACATCATCTTTTGATATCCATCTTTATTATCCATAACCTTGTTGTAGTGGTGTCCGCAAAACAAAAGTTCTCCAGTAATTCCAGTAACCTTAACTAAGGCTTCAGCATTACATCTATCACACCTGTCTAAAGGGGATAGTATCCAGTCTTGTTTTACTTCATCCTTAACTTTAATCATTGTAAACATATTATACCTTCCGATTATCAGTGGAATAGAATCCACTACCGTTGAAAACTGCTCCTACTTTAGAGTATACACGAACTAGAGTATGATTGCAAGTATCACATTTATACCCAGGATCGTCTTCTTGAATAGATCTTTCCTTGGTATATCTTTGTGCACATGGCATGCAGTCATATTCGTACAGTGCCATATATTACTTCTTCTTTTTTGCTTTTACTGTCCAGATTGGTACGTTAAGAGCGTCTCCGCCCCATTCATATCCAAGTGCTTTAACAACAAACCTAATAATTTTAATACGCATTATTTAATCCCCTTTCCAAATTTAGCCCAAACCTTTTCATGTAAAAAGAAAAATGTCATCTCTAAAGAAAGATAGGCTAACCCATATAGACCTATGTATTCCCAGTGTGCTTCTCCAGTAAAATATTTTGATGCAAAATATAATATTCCAGCAACAAAAGTAAAGTGTACAAATGGCCAACTAACTGTTTTTAGTATAGATCTTTTAGTAGATTCCATTATAGTGCCACAGGACCCTTTCCTCCGCCACCAGAAGACTTCTTTACTACTGGGGCTGCTGTTTTCTTTGCAGCATCTGGAGATGTAGTCTTGGCAGGTGTTGCTGCTAACTTATTTAGTAGTGAGGAATTTTCTTCCCCAGTGTATACTGGACGGCCCCAACCAACTACGGCATTAACTAATTTCTTTTTGTTATTCTTTACATAGCCACGAGTCTTTTCAACACACATTCCTCCGTTGCGCTGATCTCCCTTTGCAGTTCCTGAAGTGTTTCCTTCAATAACTTGGATTGTTCCATCGCCATTGTTCTTAATGCAAATGCCAACATGTGAAATACGATTTACGCCATCTTCTGGGAAATCAAAATAGATCCAGTCTCCTGCTTGAGGATCATCATTGCGAGCATCTGACCAACGCTCAGCCTTTTTGAACCAGTCTGATGCTGCAATAGTTGATGCAGACTTAGGGAATGATTTTACTCCCGAAGTAAATGCTGACCAGGAAACAAACGACTGGCACCATGGCTGAAAGTTAACCTTGATCCATGCACCGTACTTTGTCTCGTTATCTTTAGGGCCTTCGATTGTGCCCAGTTCTTTCTTTGCAACCTCAATGATTGCCTCTACTGATCCTTTTGCTGCCATGTCTACCTCCTTGTAGGTATCTTTCTACTATTATATCATGGGAAGTTTTTAGTCATTCCCAGGACTTTTCTTTAGTTAAGACTATAAGAAACGTTATTGATTACAACCTTTATAAGAGCCTTTAAATACTCTTGAAAAGTTTTACTTGTATTCTTAGCAATGTAAGATGATGCAGAAACTGCCGTTGCTCCAGAACTTCCAGCAAGATCATATTGTGATCCATTTACCTTGGTGATAGAAATTTTTCCAAAGGCAACAAGATCAAGTCCAGGACCTCTGTTGGTTGCTGCTTCCAACTGAGACAAAGAGTATAGCGCTCCGACTCCAATTGCACCCTCTACACATGCTGGGAAACCAACTACGTTTGATTTCTTATCATTTCCAGTAGCAGCAAATGTTGGAATATTTTTTGTACTCATGGATAAAACCGCATTAACTGTAGTTTTATCTGTGCACAATGCTGGATTTATTATATTAGATTGACTAATTGACACAGCATCAATACTATATTTGTCTGCATTGTTTGAAACCCACTCAATTGCTTTAACAAGAGAATCAGCCTGAGCATTTGTTTTTGCACCAGAGCCTACCTCATGAAATCTTACAAAAACAATTTTAATGTTTGGATTAACAGTCAGTGCAGCCTTTACCATGGCATCTCCGTGATATATTCCATCGTTAATTGCTTTTGGCCATACTACGGCACTTGCAGATCCCTTGCCTTCCATAAAGTTTGTTGCGTTTGGGCATTTATTATTATGTGTGAAGCATGCTTCATAGATAACTGAAGGTACATTTTTAGAATCAATAGCAGTATCAATAATTGCTAATACCTTTTGATCTTCTGCTTGTGCTGGTTGTATTACTGTAATTAATAGTACTGCTGATAGTAGTGCTAGTAGTGTCTTCTTCATTTTATTCTCCTTGTTAGTTTTCTTTAATTTTAATTACTACTTGGCAAGGGTCTCCGCCCTCTTCCCATTCTTGTTGTTCTTCTTCATTCATATAGGGATCACCTTCATGTGTATTGCAGAATGGTTCTGTTACCCATCCCCGCTCAATTCCATTCTCAAGCCATATTTCAAACTCGTTAAAATCTGACTCGATATTCTGAATGTCTTTTAGAATCTCTTCAAATTCTTCGCTCATATATTAAGTATACTCTCAAATACTGACAATGTCAACTGGACCCATGCAAGATGGATTAAATTTAATGGCAGCATTTACTGCTTGTAAAACCCTATTCCTTGCATTTTTTTGTTTATCTGTTGCATATAAAACCCCATAAGCATACTCTGAGCCTGAGCCAAGAGAAAGGTAGGGAACTGTGTATTTAGATAAAGACATGTCAGCAGAACTGTGTTCATAGATGTTGCCACGAATTGCAATGAGTAATCCAAGGTCTCCTTCTTTAGATGTATCTACCCAGAACTCATTATAAAACTCTCTAAGTTCTTTAACAAATTTTGTTTGCATGTGCCTATCGGTATCTTTTATTGTTGGGGCAGTTGGCTTAAAATTATAACGGATTCTTTCTCCGTCCATTGCACCAGCATACCCAATAAGGTAGGGACCTATCTTCCAAACCTTTGGTGCTTCAAGTGCTAGAATGGTACCATCATCTGATGCTCCACGATCTCCAGCCATATAAACTTTGTCTTCATGCTTTAAAACAACAATACAAGTCATGCAAAAGCCCTCTCCAGATAGGTGATACTTAAGTATACCATTGCCCAGAGAGGGCTGTCAACTAGGGGTGATAATGACTAATTAGCCTTTTTATCTACCGTTTTAAAGGCATCATTTATTTCTGATAATGATAGCCTTCCATCGTCCAAAAAAGCCCTTGCCAGTCTCTCAATAACTGTGGCTACGCCTAAGAGTCCTGCAAGCATAACTGCCTGCATTGTTTCAATTCCTACTACGGCTCCTGCACCCAAGACTGATAGTCCTGATGCTGCAAATACCGCAAGAATTCTCATTAGAATATTCGTTATTGCTTTCTGTGGGTGCTCCTGCTTTGGGGGTTCTGCTATTTTTTTAGTTGCCATCATTCGTCACCCTTTGAACCCTTAGCACCAAAGTAGCCACCAATGATTCCAATGACGCCACCAAGTGCTGTTTGAACAAGAGTCATAACATCTGAAGAAACCTCTACGGCTTCTCCTGTTGATTGTGTCTCAATTGCTGCAACTAGATAGTCTCCAACAATTGCAAGTCCAATTGCAGCCATTACTCCAAATGCAAGTATAAACATAACTTTATCTTTCATTATTCATCATCCCATTCCTTATTTCTAATTGGGTAGGTAACTCCCCATGCAATTAATGTACACACAATTGCATATCCTACTACCGTTTTTGCAGAACCATCTAGGACTACCCAGGCAATAAACATACCTAGAAGTGTCCATAGTTGATCTATCATATCTTTGATTACTTTCTTTATCATGGTCTTCTTCTCCTTATTCCCTTGGAATCGCCTACGGCTCCTCCACCACCTGATCCGCCAGAACTACGTCCTGTGGACCCTCCAGTGGTTCCTGCTGCAGCACCTACAGCATTCAATGCTGCACCTGTTGCGACAACTGTTGCGACAACCATTTCTGTTGCCTCTGTTCTTTCTTCTTCTGTCATGTCAGCACCAATACTACCAATGGCTGCTACTGCTGCCCCTGGGTCTGTAAATACTGCTTCTAATAATGCTCCTGCATCTGTAACTAACTCTACATTTGCTGCAACTTCTGCTGTAATAACAAGGGCTTGACCACTCTCTGAAACTCTAACTTCAACTGGAGTAGAGGCTGGAAGATCTTTATATTCAATTCCAGCAGACTGAACTTGTGCTGCTGTTACATTTTCTCCAGATGAAACTGCTGCTGCAATAACAACTGTTGCAATTAAATCTTTTTGCTCAACAGTTAATGGAGCATCTGATTGTTTAATTGCTTCTACAATATTTTTAACTTCTGCTTGAGTTACTTTACCATCAGAGTTAATATTTTCTAAAACCTTTTTAGTATCTTCTGCTGTAATCTTTCCGTCAGTCAAAGCCTTTTGCTCAGCGATCTTTCTATCTTCCTCTGCTTTTATTCTTGCAGCCTCCGCTTCTTTAGCCTTTTGTTCTGCTAATATTCTTGCTTCTTCTGCTGCTTTATCTTTAGCAATTTGTGCCTGCCTGTCTGCTTCTGCTTTGGCTCTGGCTTCTTCTTCTGCTTTCTTTATTGCTGCAAGTCGTGCATCTTCTTCTGCCTTGGCTTTTGCCTCAGCCTCTGCCTTCAGTCTATCCGCCTCTGCCTTAGCAGCAGCCTCTGCTGCAAGCCTATCCTTTTCTGCTTGAATTCTTGCTTCTTCTTCTGCCTTCTTTCTTTGCTCTTCCGCTATACGAGCATCCTCTTCCGCTTTCTTTCTTTTCTCTTCAGCAAGCCTTGCTTCTTCTTCAGCCTTTAGTCTAGCCTCTTCTGCTGCTTTGGCCTCAGCCTCTGCTTTTAATCTTGCTTCTTCTGCAGCCTTGGCCTCTGCTTCAGCCTTCAATCTTTTCTCTTCAGCAATTCTTGCTTCCTCTTCTGCCTTGGCCTTTGCTAATGCTGCAGCAACTCTTTCTTCTTCTGCTTTCTTTGCTGCTAGTTCTGCTGCTATACGATCAGCCTCCGCTTTAATTGCAGCC